CTCTACACGTCAATTACTAAAACGGGTGAACTTTGGGATAAGTTCAAAAATCATGCCCGCTGCCCAGGCGGGGATGATGGTTCGGAGATCACTTCGCACCAATAATCTATATCGTCAGTAGAGACGTTGGCTACTTGTGCTACTATTTGTTGATCTCCTAAAGTTGTGAATCCTAAGATGTCCTCTAACCTCCAGACACGACCTAGCCAGGTTGACAGCTCATCAAATTCCAGATCAGGTCTGGCTTTGATCAAGGCGTCTTCCATCCACATATCCGAGTTGACATTCGGATACTGATTTTCAGTGTCTGGGCACCAGGTGACATTAAATGGAACAACGTCCTTATGGAATGGTATATCACCAAACCTGTCACCAGCTAGGGTTAATACGCGCTTACAAAACACTCCAAGAATTGGTGTGTTAGCATCAGTAAGATAGTAAGCGCGCGCCTTCTCCACCAACTTAACGAGGGGAGGAACATTAATCTTCGGGGTTAAATGAAATTTGGGCAAAACCCGGTTAATGTCCTGCATCGAGGAGTAGGTGGAGTCATCGCTAACGTCATAGTGCCAAATACGCGGAGTGTATACGCGTCCAAGGAAAGAGATGTATGAGTCACCTCGCTTGACTTGGCTGTACTTCATCACTTGGCCTAATTCGTTAGCTGCACTCTTATACACAGCTTCATCTATGTCCTTTGATAGTCCGTCATCGCCACCATATAGCCCAAGTTTCTCATAACACTGTTTTGGGCTATACTTGCGTTGTCCATCAGCGCCTCGAGTCTTCCACAAAGCGTAGAAGGCTATGAAGGCATTGGCCATGCCATTGAATGCTGCGGTTTCTGGGGATCCCGACAGTCTTGCAAAACCAGTGTCATATTCAACACCACCGGCCGTAACAGCCCATTGGTGGAGTTGTGACTTCCAGCATTGCAAGATCAATGTCCGCCAGCGTTGGGAGGGAAAGGATCGCATCATAAGCATCCTCTCAAACTCTCGCAGCAAGCCAGATACATGACCATCAAACTTTTCAAAGTCCGTCAAGATGATTTTCAGAGCATCAGCTGCCAATTCACCTACACGTTGAGCGACCTGCCGTGGTGTTAAGCCAAAAGCATACCAACGTTGTCGCTTAATGTGCGCGGAGATTCGGTAAATGAACATTGAATAAATCATCTTGACGAGGGGCCCAACTGTGGTGATCATTCTTGGGGGCTTGACACCATTGTACACTTCAGCTTTGAGGAATACTACCGCTCGCCATTCGGCAAGGAATTCTTCCTCAGTCATGTCAGCCTCAGCAAGAATTTGTTGTTGAGCTCGGCTAGATTGTCTCGCCCAGACTTCTTCAGGGTCCACCGGACCTGCAAATTCTTCATCCTCGATATAATCGTCAAGACCATTGTATCGCGATGGAGCAAAATGTTCTAGATCCTCTAAATCCCCGAAGAACTCGTCTAGGAAAGATTCCATGCATCGGAGTAACTCTCTACTCATGTCAGGTCTCTCAAAGTCGGCCAAATGTTTCTTCTTCGTCTCTTTCTTTTTGGCCTTCCGTGAGGGGTCGCCTGGCATGACGGCCTGAGTAAGCTGATAGTTGGTAACTCGTGCTGTCGTGCCCCAAAACTCATTAGAGGTTGTACGCATTGGGGCTGCACAGTTAGAGGTGACCAATGGGTTCATAAACGCCTCGACTACGCAAGTAGCGTCATCATCAATGCGTGTGCGATCCCATTGATAACCTATAAC